TGCACCATTCCTAAAGGTAAAGAGAGGTTTCTCATCAACGTCAGATATGTTGCAGCTCGTTAATGTCAATTCAACTTCAAGCCGGTAAAGATCTTCTGGCGAGAAGTTTTGAGATACGGTGATGTTTAGACCATCGTATTCACGATTGAACGTGTTGATAACTGCGTTACGTCTTTCGTGCTGTCCTTGAGTAGCTTGGCGAATTGTGACGGTTGTTGATGGATCACCCTTTTCGCAAAATTCAGCATCGGACTTTTCGAGAACAAAATCTTTTTCTATTGGGGATGTAAGTTTTAGCGGCATGTCACTCCTTGTAAAATATTGGGTATATTAGGAAGAGGGTAGTGTCCCCTCTTCCTATAGGAACTATTTTGAAACTACACAGGCCAAGTATAACCAGTTTCTTGGTTCGTCAGGGTGAAGGAGCCATAGTTGGTTGCTTCGAGTGCAACACCCTGGAAGCGCATGAGGATGCTCTGATTGGCGGCTAAGGTGATGCCACCGACCTGATTCAGCATGATCTCGTCTGCATCGATTTCCAACGCATACGGATCAGTCTCGCCGGGCATATTCTCTGAGGAAATGGTTTTGATTGCCAACGAAGAAAGTGTTGGGCTACCACTCCACTCGGTTCCACTTATGGAGCCGGTAAGAATTGAGCGATACAGTTCCGGATCTTCGTACTTGACGGTCATATCATAGACCAGTCTGCGCTGAATGGTTGTAATATCCTGCAACCAAGGGCTTCCGAATACACGTTCTTGACGTATATCCAGAGGAACGTTCTGGAAACCTACGGTAGCCTGTACAACCGGGAACTCTACACCGTCAACTTTGATGTACCCGCCAGTCAAACAACCAATGGGGATCGATTCCCAGTGCTCAAAATCGTGAGCATAAGTCCATGCGGCAGGATCGGCGAGTACAAATTCGCGACCCAGAACATCAACACGCATGCTCAGTGGTGCATCATTCGGCAATACGATGGTACCGCCGATTATCTTGCAGTCTTTGAAGATCTGACCAAATTCAGTGCCAGGTGTAGCATCGACTGCAGGAATGAACTTTCTGAAACTCATCCACGGGTTATAGTCCTCGTAATTTTCGAGGAAGTGGAAGGTGTGCTTATAAGCACTGGCGGCATAATCATCGGCGGCGGTTGTAACGTCACCCATCATGCCATAGAGGAGCCAACCGAGTGAGTCTTTGAGGCGGGGTTGAATTGTTGCACCCCCACCGACCAGAGGGCCAGCTTTATACGGGAAGGTAGGCACAGGAAGTCCACCGACTTCGGCGGGACCTTCACGAGTTTCGTCGATCGCATCAAGATCAATTGCTAAAGCACGATGGCGATGCCATACGGTTGCAAGTGTGCCCTTTGCGACTTGTGGGCCAAAACTTAGGATGCCTTTAGCGGCAGTTACGCTCATAATAATTCTCCTTTACGAATAATACCAATTCTTACGGTCTTTCTGTCAAACATTGCCATAAAATCTTTCCTCTAAAGATATAAGTATTGGGAGGACCACCACTCTCGAACATTGTGTTACCGTAGCAGTAGCATTTTATGGCTCGCTCATCATAATCATCTACAAGTTGAGCTAAACTCGTTTCTTCTATTAAGGACATGAGCCTTCCCAGGGCTTCGTACCCTGCTATGTGAGCTTGTTCTTCTGTTAATTTTTCTCGAACAAAGAAGGCTTCAAGTTTTGCTACACCTCTACGCCACCATAGTTGACCACCACCTACTTCTCTTGCAGCGAACTTTATGGCTACGTTTGGCATACCGTCCAGATCAACGATTCCGTCCGTTATGTTAGGGTCTTCATGGTCGCCACCCGTAATACCAATCTGTATGTTCTTCTTGGTCTTATTGGTCTGCAGTAACCCTTTCTTTACAACATCTGCATACGTCAAATCGGTTTTGCTGATATTAGTTTGCATATTCAGCTTTACATTGGCAACCAACGCATCAAGTACCATGTTCACTATTTGCGTCATCTGATATTCCCTCGCTCTTGGGCGGGCAAATTTTGTAATTCGATCTCGTATCTTTTTAGGAAAAAGTCTGACATATCTTTGGCTGGAATGTCTGTAGGGGCACCCGAATCGACCTTCGTTTGGAATTGTCTCACGTTAGCAGATCCAGAAGCCTCTTGTAACAAGCAGTAGGAAGCAGCGTACAGGACAATTGCGTACAAGGCATAGGCTGGTGGTTCGAGGAAATCATCATCGTCCACGGGTTTGTCCCAACCAGCAGTATAATAAATGGTCGCTCCCTCATCCGGCAGATCATTTACAAATGTAATGAAGCCGTTCGGGAAATCTGTCCACGCATTTGAAGATACGCTGCTTATCATGTTGGCTTTATCTGCTGTCATAAATATTTTAGGCAGAAACATACCAACCAAGTTGTCATAAACACCCTCTATAGTAATGAGGTCGTCAGGTAAATCGCCAGGAACATAGTCGGCATCGAGGGCAAGAACTGACGGTTTTCCTATTCTTTTGGTAATAGCATTTAGTGCAGCATGGATAGCATCCTTGAGTAAAGCGGCGGAGTAGGTAGCACCCGATAGGGCACTTCCATAGTCACCAGTCACATCCTCTTCATCGTTCAGAAGGCGTAGGACTTTTAGCTTTGCGTCAGAGAATATAGTATCCATGCTGCACTGTTATCCTGATTAGGATGATTCTGCGGCAGGAGGTGAAATGATGCCACCTGGTTTCGCCAAGGAAACTGCAGTGAAATGGCACTCGAACAAGCTGGGTTCCCAGACATTCCATCCGGCAACGATATCCCAGACATAGCGCCATACGCTATTGAAGTCATCGACTGGTTTGGGGTCGTAGAACTTCAATGGGCGGTTGACGTTACCCTTGATACCACCGGCTGATCCGAGGACCAGGTTGAAGGCGATGTGGGTACCCTTTGTTACGTAGGCGTAAACGCCTGCGGTGAGTTCAGTAGCATACGGGTACATGATTGGGCGATCGAAGGAAAGTCTGCGGTTGCCAACATCAATCAAAACGATTCGGCGAACAATGGTCATGCCAGACAGGGGATCGACACCATTCACGATACCATAGTCGCTTGTGCGAACTGTATGGATGGTGACTTGATCGTTGAGTGCAAATTCGGACATATCAACGCCAGATTTCAGCGTAATATAGTGGGTTACTGCTTTTTGACCAACGTACCAAACATCATCCACTTTTGCACTTGCAGGATCAGGAGAACCGTCGCCACGAGCAATCGCAGCAGATACTTCGCCCTGAACCTGAACGTTCCCGCAGTTATAAAGAATTGCGGGGTTGACACCGTAGTTGTCGTTTGGAACTTCAACAAAACGGGTATTCTTGTAAGAACCGATTTCGTACTGCAGGCCACCGCCATAGATCTTGGCGTCACGCCACATTGCAGCTTCATTGGCACTCGCTCCGGCAAGGGAGGTGAAGAAGTCGTAGATTACGCCCGGGGGCACGATCACGAGCTTCACGGAAGCAGATTCGCCGGGTATGATGGGTTCGCCGATGTTACCAAGGCGAAGATTCCACGCATTGACGATATCCAGGCTGAACTTTGTGGAGCTGTCAAGACCACTGAAATCGGATGCGGTTCCTGGGTAAGTCCAGAAGGACTTCGGGCCAGTGAGGTAGGCATTTCTTGAGAGGGTTTCCAGTTTGCGGCGAACATTGTTCCCGAGAACACCCTTCAAGAGGCCACGCCAATCACGGCCGCCACTCATCTGCCACATCTGGTAGATGTTTGAGGTTTCGGAAAGCTGAACTTTGTCACCGTAACGCAGGGTTGTCAGCCAGCGGCTTCTTGAATCAACGCCTGCGGGTTCGGGAATGTACTGCGCATCGATGGCAATGGCGTCGTTATTGACATCACCTTCGAGCAACTCAGTCCATTGTGAATTAAGCGCACCAGTTTCCTGGGAGCGGTTCACCCATTGGATCAAGGGTGAGTAGATGGTTGGGCCTTTCTGGAAGTTCATCATAACTTGCTGAACTTTGTCGTCCCAAATGTTCTGGTCGACGATCCCAACCGGGTTGTTATTATAATAATCAAAAAGGTCGGTCATAATAGTCCTCCGAATAATTACGTGGCTTCAAGAGCTTGCCTTACTTTTTCAAGCTCATCGTATTTTTTATCATACTCTTTCCATTTACCTGTAACTGCCAATTCAGACAGTTCGTTGGTAAGAGTAGTGATCGAATCAGGTACTTTATCTTCTTTGGCGTTTGGCAATACTGAACTACCACTACCAAATTCTTTTTTCGATTTTTCCTTCACAAGGCCGAGTTCAGCCCGGAAGTTCTCGAACTTCGTTGTAAGCGCATCTACGTCCGGAGCATCTGGGAGCAGCTCTTTGGCTTCAAAGGAGGCTAACTCAGGAAATTGACCAAAAATTAAGTCTGCTCGTTGCTTGCCCTTACGTAGTGTTTCCAGTTCCTTTTCCTTTTCAGTCAAAGACCCTTGGAATGTGGTTAGGTTACTCATGGCGGCGTTTTTTTCTGCATCAGTAGCTTCAAATTGAGTTCTGATGGTTTCCAACTCTGCTTGCGTCGCTTTATGAGCCTCTTGCTCTTTGGTGAAAG